TAGCTAAATCATCTAAAGATGGTTCTGGTATTGGAATATACATTGGTAACCTTAGAAGTTCTAAAAGCAAGGTAGGTGATTTTAACGGTAATGCAGCTGGTATACCTAGATTAGCAGATTTAGCTCAAGGTATTGCTAGATTCTTTAATCAAAGAGGTAGAAGAAATGGAGCGTTTGCTTTATATGCACCAACATGGCACAAAGATATCATTTCTCATTTAGAGTTAAGACTTAATGAAGGTGATGAAAGATTAAGAACTAGAGATATTTTCAACGGTGTGTGTGTTGATGATTTATTCATGGAAGCTCTATTGGAAGAAAGGGATTATTATTTATTCTGCCCTAACGATATAGTTAAAGCTGGTTTAAAACCTTTTTATGAGTGTTCACCAGATGAATTCAGAAGTGTATACGCAGAAGCTATAGAGTTAGGTTTAGGTGAAAAGATAAACCCAAGAGACATTTGGAATAAAATATTAATGTCTCAAGCTTCAACTGGAACTCCATACGTGGTTTACATCGATTCTATTAATAGGAAGAACATGCAAGAACACTTCGGTAATATCAAAAGTTCAAACTTATGTGTAGAAACACTTTTATATGCTGATAAAGACGAAGTAGGTCAATGCGCTCTAGGTTCTATTCCACTTATGACGTGTAAGGACATTAGAGAGGCTTCTAGAGTGTTAAGTTACTCAATTAACCTAGTAATAGATAGAAACGTTTATTCGACTGAGAGAGCCGAAAAAGGAGGTCTAGGACAAAGAACTATCGGTATCGGAGTTGCAGGTCTAGCTGAGTACCTATATTCTAGAGGTATGTCATTTGAAAGTGAGGAAGGTAAAGAAGCTTTCAAAAACATTATGAGAGAAATTTACCTAGGTGCCGTTAAAGGCTCTCAAGAGTATTATGAGAAACATAAAAAGACGTTTAGAGATTATGACAACTCATTGTACGCTAAAGGTGTATTTAACCCTCAGAAATGGGGTGTTCATGAACATGAAATTGACATGACTAAACCTGTAGCTAACAGTTTATTTACAGCTCTTATGCCAACGGCATCATCATCTAACCTATTAGGTTGTACTGAAATGTTTGAGGTGCCACAAGGTATGGTATACAGAAGAAAGCTGGATAAAGGTGAATTCGTAGTAGTTCAAAGAAACCTAGTTGAAGATTTAGAAAAGATAGGTATTTGGAATGAAGAACTTGCTAAGAGAGTAGTAATGGCAGGTGGAACAATTCAAGGTTTATATGACATTCCTAAAGATATAAGGGAAAAATATAAAACAGCTTATGAGGTGTCTCAAAAGAAGAGAATTGATATGATTAATCATGCGTTCCCTTATATTGACCAATCAACGTCACTTAATTTATATTACCAAGACGGCAATTTCAGTAAATTATCAGCTGCGTTGATACATGGTTGGAAGATAGGTAATAAGACTGGTGTTTATTACACTAGAGTACTTAAGAAAGACGCTGAAACAACTAGTGACTTATTCATGAGAAAAGACACTACTCCTGAAAAACCAGAGGATTCAGATTTCGAATGTTTCGGGTGTTCAGCTTAAAGCAAAATAGTAAAATAGATATGTAAAAGGTGTAAGATTAAGTTCTTACACCTTTTTTCTTTTAAAACTTTATTTATTAATATTTATTAGTAAAATAGAGTATGGCTAATAAATCAATAAATATAAACTTTCCTTTTAGAGATAGTGACAAGGGTTTCTTCCTAGAATTAAATACTGAAGATTCTAAGGCTATCAAAGCTGATTTATTACATTTAATACTAACCAATAAGGGTGAACGTTTATATCTACCCGATTTTGGAACAAATTTACGTAAATACTTATTCAACCAATATGACGGGATTACTGAGGGTGATATAAAAAATGAAATAAGTGAAGCCGTTAAAAAATACATCCCTAACTTAAAAATTAACACAATTACATTTGATGAGGCACCTCAAAGCCAATATGGTGTAGTAGTCAGAATTGATTACACGGTTAGTGAAGACGTTTTTGAAACCCGTGACTTTCTTATCATACAACTTTAAACAGATACTACTTATTTATCGTTTTAAAAAAAGAAATGCATTTATTTTTTTTGAAAAATAACTATATTATATTTATAATAAAAGAATTATGGGAAAAGGAATTGCTTATTCTAGCAGAAATTTCGCTGATGTCAGAACAGAACTAATTGACTTCGTTAAACAATATTATCCAGATATACTATCGGACTTTAACGACGCTTCGATAGGTATGTTATTAATTGAATTAAACGCTGCTGTTAGTGACATGTTATCAGTTAACACAGATAGAGCGTTCCAAGAAACTCAAATTGATTATGCTCAGCAAAGAAATTCCGTTTTATCTATGGCTAGAACCTTTGGTCTTAAAATACCAGGAAAGAGACCATCTATAAGTATTGTAGATTTTTCAGTTACTGTTCCAGTATTAGGTGATTCGTTTGATTCTAGGTATGCACCAATAATCAGAGTAGGTACACAAGTTTCTGGTGGTGGTAAAATATTCGAAACTGTAGATGACATAGACTTTAGTAATCCTTTCACAACAGGTGGTATACCAAACAGATTAATAATACCAAACTTAAACAGTAATAATAACATAGTTAGTTATACTTTAACTAAAAGAGAAATAGTGTTAAACGGTGTAACAAAAACATTTAAGAAAACAATATCAAATGCCGACATCGTACCTTTCTATGAATTAATTCTACCTGATAATGACATTCTATCCATAACTTCAGTAATCACAAAAAATGGTACTAATTATAACGAAGAACCAACTATTGACGAATTTTTAGATTTTGATAATAGATGGTTTGAAGTTGATGCATTGGCTGAGGACACTAAATTCGTAGAAGACGTTAATGAAGTTTCTGATAATGTAGGTATAAAACCAGGTAAGTGGATTAGAATAACTAGGAAATTTTTAAAAGAATATACTGATAATGGATTCGTTAAACTATTGTTTGGTGGTGGTAACGAAGACATCAATGCGATAAACGACTTTGACATTGATAACCCATTAACAGATAGAATTGGTGATTTTATAAATAATTTATCATTAGGTGAAACTTTAAAAGCTAACACGACCGTATACGTACAATATAGAGTAGGTGGTGGGTCAAATACAAATTTAGGGTCTAATACCTTAACATCGGTAAATCTAGTCGATATGTTTGTTAATGGCCCTGATACGATACAAAACAACTCAGTGAGGCAATCATTAACGGTAAACAATCCGATACCAGCTTTAGGTGGTAGAGATAAACCATCAATAGATGAGATAAGAAACCTAGTTAAATATAATTTTGCGTCACAAAATAGGGCTGTAACAATTAAGGATTATCAGTCTAGAATAAGTCTAATGCCAGGTGAATTTGGCGTGCCATTTAGAACTGGTGTTTTCGAAGAACAAAATAAAATAATGGTTTATATTCTAGGTTTAGATAATCTAGGTAAATTAACAAATTCTTCAACAACAACCCTTAAACAAAATATATCAAATTATCTATCTGATTATAGAATGCTAAACGATTACGTCGTTATAAATGATGGTCAAATAATAAACTTATCATTTGAATTTGATTTGTTAATAGAAAAAGATTACCCGCAATCACAAATTATATTAAATGTGATTAATAGTGTTAAAGAATATATGGATATTAATAAACACTATATGGGTGAGAACATTTATTTAGGTAAATTAATTGAAGCTATAAATAATGTAGGTGGTGTTATTAATATAATTGAGACTAAAGTTTTTAACAAAGTTGGTGAAGGAGTCTACTCAATGAATGAGATACAACAATCATTCAATGACGAAGAAACTAGAGAAATATTTATTTCAGATGAATTTACTTTATTCGGAAATCCGATAAGTATGTTTGAGGTTCGTTATCCTAAAAAAGATATTAAAATACGTGTTAAAACCGCTCAATAAAATTAATTCAAACATATTTTTGTTATTACCGAATTTTATTATATATATTGATATGAAACAAATAGAAATTGAAAAAATAATTAAACAATTTATAATAGATAAATTAAGTTGTACTAAAATTGCAAAAGAATATGATTGTGACCCTGAAACAATTAGATTAATATTAAAAAAGAACGGGATTGATACTAATTATATTTAGAATAAAAATTATCAACAACTGAAATTGGAAAGTTAATGAATGTTTCATCAACGGT